CAGTGAGTAGTTCACTTGTTTCTATGAACTTGTCCCATTCTGCGTCTGTGATTTGAAAGTTTTTGTATTCTTGTTCCATTTGTTTTATTGTTTAATCATCATGTATCATTGATTCTCTTCTTTCCTTTCCCCCCCTTAATGAAGAAGTAGATTGAACTGTTTCCAATTTTTCAATTAGTGGAAGAATTTCTAATACTAATTCTGTAATTCTACTTCTTGCTTGAATTTGATCCTCTCTTGAAGCGCACAAAAAAGTTATAGATTTTGTATTTCCTTTTTTATCTTTTCCTGATTCTTTTGTTAACTTCCTGTGTTCAATTAAAGCAATAGGTCTGTTGTTATAATACCCTTGTATATTTTTTAAAGTATTTACTACCGTAAAAATCATACCCTCTAAAAAAGAAGTTAGACCTTCTTTATCATTCATTGCTAAAGCAATTCTTGAGCATTGTTGAATTACTTTTAAAGATGTCAGGATTTTTTTTTCTATTGTACTAATAATAGCAGGAGCAACTCCTCCTTTAGCTGTAATTTTCCATTCTAAATCGTCTGATATATTTTCAATATCTAATTGATCTAAATATTGTAAAATAGATTTGACTTCTTTTTGTAATGAATTATAATCAACTGAACTGTACAGATTGGATTTCTTCATTTGTTAACTTTTTGAATATATATCCTTGACATTTGTGATTTTTTCTTATAGACTTTCCGACAGAAACGTGATGTACTCCTAAATATTCAGAAGCTATTCTAATATTCTCAAAATATTTTACAATATTTCCACTTAGGTCATACATAGCAACAGGTTTAGAATTAGGATTATCTGCACCTTTCTTCCCCCACATTTGATTTAAACATCCTTTTTTACATTCACTAAAATAAGCAAGAGTTTCTACATTATGCCTTCTTCCTTCCATAGGACTCTTTTTTTCTTTCATCTTTTTCATGTGTTCTTTTGAAAGTAAAAAATCTTTATGATTGTTTCTTTCTCCTCCATTTGAAAGATTACAAAGCTTTATTCCCTTATCTCTAAACTCTTTAATGTGTTGTATCTCTAAAGCTTTAATTTCTTCTTCACTATCAGATTCTTCAACAATTAATATGACATAATTATCAATTTTGTTGAATACATTTTTCCAATAAGTATTTCTACTTGTTTTTGTAATAGCTCTCCCATACTTAGAACGAAATCTCATTGACCCAATTCCAATATAAAACACTTGATTAGTGTCTAATCGTATGTGATGATACAGATAAAATTTTTTACCTTGTATATGTTTTTCTTTTACAAAAGACCACTTTTTTGTATATTCTTCAAGCATACGTTTCTTCTGTTAATGTACAAGCATTTCCTCCATTATACCCTAAACAATTTCTGCTCCAATAAGTAATCATTCCTCTTCCCAAATCAAACCACAAACGATTGTAATACCAAGTCCCTCCAATATATTGTCTATACCAAAGGAATCTTGGTAAATAAAATCTGTATTCTATAGCTCTAAGCAGTTTGTACATCTGCAATTAAATTATCCGTATCCAATCCATCCAATCCTACACTTGATGTAGCGGTTGAATAATAAGCAGAACGTGTTACTCCTGACATTTTCATAGCTGTATTCACACCTGCTCCACTATCAGCAAAAGAAAACATATTTCCTCTTGAAATTCCTAAATCCTGTGCTTTAGAAAGTTGTTCTTCTGTAGTTCCCATAAAAGTGATTCCCCATTTCTTAGCTCTTTTTTTCTCAATCAATGTTTTGATATCAGGAGCTTTGTATTTTCTTGAAGAATTTTCATCACCATCTGTCAAAATACTTACAAACACTCCATCTTGTTTTTTAGGAACTAATTTAAAAGCTTTACCAATAGCATCATACAACGCTGTCCATCCTCTTGTATCATAAGAAGAAGCAAGCTTCTCTGTTAAATCTTTTGGATTGTTGGAATTTACCAGCACTCGAAAATCACTGCTATCAGAAAAATCAACAACAATAGTAGTGGTGTTTACATCATTTGTTGCTTCTTTTTTAATGTCTTTAAACAGTTGCTTCAATCCTCCAATCACTTCTGATTTCTTAGATTCCATGCTTTCTGAAGCATCAATGATGATGAGATTTGTGAAATTTTTCATATTAGATGGTTGTTGATTCATACGTATTAGATACAGCTTTTACACTATACATACAAGCTGTTTCAAATTCTGTTTGTGCTGTTGCTACAATTCTCGCACGTTCTCCATTTGTTTTCAAATGCTCAATCATATCAATAAGCTCTGCACATTTCAATTTAATTTCCTGTGCTAAATCTTTCTGTTCCTGTGTTGGATTTCCATAATTCAATACAACACGTTTTTGTCCTAATGTTTCCATTACCATTTACGGAGTTTTAGTTCATAATCATCTACATCTACGTCTGTGTACAAACGAGCAAATTCTACAAGCAGAGATTTTTCCACATCAGATTTTGTTCCAAACACTCTACCTTCATGAGGGAATGTTTCAATTTCTTCACCATCTTCTTCATCTTCTTCTCCTATGTACACCCATAGGAAATCCCATAATTCTTCTGTTTCCATATTATTTGTTATTGAATAAAAAGGATTGGAATAAGCTAAACTTATTGTAGAGCTTGTACCGCAACTTCCTGAATTTAAATTAATTAGTTCCATCTGTTATGTATTGTTTAAGTTCTGTTTCTGAAATTGTTAAATTGTCCTTTATGAATTGCAAATCAAATTCGGGGAATGTAAGAGATTTTTTTTGTGCTTCAATATCCTTTAGAATAGCTAAAGCTTCCTGTGCTTCCTTTGTTGTAAGAAGTGCTTCTTTTGTTGCATCATTAGCTTTGGAAAGTTCATCCAACACATTCATGTATGGAGCAAGCTTTTCTCTTGTTTGTGTAATAACACTTCCATTCAATTCGTTTGCAAGCTCTGCGAAATGCTTCATGAACAACTCTCTCTTAGTTGATTCATATTTAAAAAATTGTTGTAAATCAATTTTGTATTTCTCCATCTTCTACTGCTAAAAATTTAGCTTCTATGTTTAATTTTAAATATTTCTGTTCATTAATCTCAATTGTTTCTGCTCCTGTAGATGCTCTTGTCAACTCATCTACATAAAACGGTGTAGCACCAAGAATTTTGTACAGCTTTCCATCATTGTACTGATAGGGAACTCTTTGATTGTCTAAGACAATCTCATCCAGTGGACACTTGGTTGAATAAGCAAGTACTTTCACTTCTGTCGGACATGTACAAATCGTGCAATGTGGATCAGCTAAGTGTGAGTGATAAATTCCTTCCTTCTTAGCATTAAAGGAATTGAAAATACATCCTGTACATATTTTCAATCTTTCTTCTGAAATTGCTTTTTTCTCTTCTTCCAGAATTCCTATTCTGTCAAGCACTAAGTTGTAATGTCCTTCAACAACCTGTGACAAGTTTTGCAACCCTCTGTATCCTCTGTTGATGTATTCTTTAATAAGTGACATATTTGTTGTAATTGTGTTGTGTATTCTTTTCTAAAATTCTCATTACGTATTGTTTTTCCCACTGTGTCAAGATAGCTTAGTTTCTTTTCTAACGCTCTCACTTCTCTTGTAAGTTTCTTTGCATCTGTTACAAATCTTCCAAAATACGGAATCACCACTTTCAATTCTCTTGGATGCAGTAATTCCTTACGAATTTGTTTCCAAAACCTTTCATATTCATCCTTTACAACAGATTCTTTAAGCTTATATTTTATTGCTATCTTACTAAAGTTCATTTCATTGTGTTTTTAATAATAGCTGAAATCCAATTTTATCCTCCACTTTAATATTAAATTTTTCATCAAGCTCAATAGGAGTGTAATGATTCTTTTTAAATATCACATCATACTTTTTCAATTCAGCTTTACAATTCCAAGCAGAACGTTTGTTCAACACTTTCTTATCTTCTACAAATTTCTTGTGAGCTTCTTCATTAATTCCTAATTCTATGTAGTAGGGAATAAGTGCTTTTGCTCCTCTTGATATGTGTATTTTATACAATGTACAAATGATTTCTACATAAAAATCAAGCAACTGTAACTTCTCTTTAAATGAAAACGTTTCTCTAATGATTGTTTGCATAATGCTCTAATAAAGCTTCTACTTCTCTTTTCAAATACTTCATTGGATAAGGTATTTTTCCTATAGGATTTCCTGCTTCATCAAATAGAATGTGCGTGATAGAAAGATTTCTAACCTCATACCCAAACTGCTCTAACATCCATCCATACAAAGAAAGCTGCATATTGTAGTGGTTAAAATTTGTATTATCCAATTTGTGCAAAGGGTAAGACATTTTTTCCCACGGATTCTTTAGCTTGATTTCTTTGTTAGTTTTCCAATCTCCAATATCTACAATTTTTTTAGGAAAAAAGGTTGGATCATCTGTTGTTCCTGCAATCTTATATTTATGATTGTACAAACGCAGTTCTGGAATTCCTTCAATTTTATCCTTCCCAAATTCTGTATTCTCTAATCCTTTGTTATAGCTGTAATAATGAACAGTGTTTCCACATTCAAGAATTTTGGTTTTTTGAGCTAAACGTTTCTTCTCAATATCTTCATGGAACTTTGTCCCTCTCACAAGAGAATCATCATTCTTCTTTTTCCACTCAGCTTTCTTATATCCCAAATCTAACTCTTCACTATACCCTAAATTAAAAGCTACTTCTTTGAGAAGCTCTAAACTCTTATATTTAAAATTAAATCCAAAACTTCTTATGAGATATTGGGAGTATGCTTTCTTCCCAAACTCATCATCAGGAAATCCCAATTTATCCTGAAGCACTTTGTAGTATAACCAAAATTCTTTATCAAATTCAGGAATGTAATGGTGGATAATCTGCGTGACTGATTCATATACAACTCCTTCATTATTAGTGTATTGATGAAGTGCTTCGTTGAAATTTACCATTTAGTTGTTTGTTTGTTTCTCCACCAAGAGTCGAACTTGGGTCTGGAAGGTAGAAGCTTCCCATTCTATCCACTGAACTATAGAGAAATGTTAGAGAATTTCTTCTCTATGATTAGGTTAGTTTTCTACTAAGGGTGTTGTTGTAGGAGCAACTTTCATATTGAAATATTTCTTCTCGTCTCCCATCTGATTAAACACTTCCATTGTAGTGTTGATTTGGAGATTCCATAAAGAAACGATGTATTTCAAATCATCGAATTCTTTGATTGCTTTCCAATCTGGAGAAAGCACTATTGCTGCGCTAACAGGTTGCTCTTGTACACTTTCTTGTTTTTCCATTCTAAATATAGTTGATTGTATGCTTGTTTATATATGTTAAATTCTTCTTCATTCATTGAAATTCCTACGTTTTCTATTACACCCATTTCATCACATTCCACATCTCTTCTATTTACTGTGTCTGTAATCTGTTTGTAGAATCTCTCTTGGTAAAATCCTTCTTTCTGATTGTACCATCTATCAATCGTAATCAGCTTACACACTTCCAATTCTTCCCACAACAATCCTGAAGCATTAGCTGTTTGAATTGCTTCATCTTTTTCATCTGTAATGTCCTGTTGTATCTTCTGCTGATTAGGTTGCAGTGTTTGTAAATCTATGAAATAGAAATTCATAAAATCACTTAACACTTTCTGCACTGTTTTAACAGGAGCTTCTTCCTCTACATTATTCTCTGTTATTGGAATATTTAGTTCTTCTTCCATTAGTATGCTGACATTTTTAATTGTTTTCCAAATCTGTTATTCAACACTTTCTTCCTGAATGTTCTGCTTGTTTTGAAAGCTCTGTTGAAGTTTTCCATGTCTTTAGCATTTCTTTCCAATTCCACTTCCTGTTCTGTAGAAGGGTGCTCCAAGTACTTATCATCATTCCCTCCATTATAAGGTTGTGATTTTAACAGCTCAAATTGTTCGTCGTAGTTGCTATTCATAATCTACTGTGATGTTGTAAGTTTTATCTGTAAAATAAAGAGCTGTGTACAATTGGTATTTAATGTTGTATTTTGAAGAAGGAATGTACACTGTTACATTCTTTTCCTCTTCGTTCAAATTACAATTGTAAGGAAGTGTGTTAAGGTATTCTCGCATTAATTTTCGATTTATATTACCAACGCTCAAATGTACAACAATTTATATAGCAATGTCAAGTGTTTTGTAATAATTATTTTACTATTTGTACAATTCTTCCATTAAAGGAATGAAATATTCCATATTTTGATTGTGTTGAATTTTCTTTTACAAATGTACAAACACTATTGAGAAATACAAAACGTTGTTAGAATTTAATTATGTAGCTATATTCATATATGTAAACTACAAGTTTACATTTCTCTGTATTTTTAATGAAAAGTTAGAGTGGAATTTTAATCCACTCTTTGTATCTTGTCACTACTCTGACTTTTCCATTCTCTTTTCTTTCTCCCTTTAGTAGTGCGTGAAGTTTACCTAATTTGATTCCTAAATCCCTTGCTGTCTGAGAAATGTTAAAAATTTCTATAATCTCCTGTGTTATAGTGTTTTGAATTTTGTACAACACTTCTGTATATTTAGGTGTGGATAATTGAAAACTGTAATCTTTTGCTCCATCATAATTTCCTTCTCTTACAATTTTTACACCTCTCCAAACTTCTTCTGTAGAAGCTGCTACAGAAACAGCAGCTTCAGTGGTGTTGAAGTAATTTGCTATTTCTGATTTTGTAGGAAAACTATGTGTAATTTCTCCAAGAGCATTCAAAACTAAATACCCTCCTTTTAAAACTCTGCTTACTGTGAACCTTGTTCCAGGTTCCCATGTCATTTTTTCAAAATAATCAAAGTTAGCATCATACTTAGTTTCACTTACCCATGCAAAATCTTTCCACCTTTTTCGCATTCGATCTGATTCTAACTTTGCACCATATAAGTTTTTAATCATTTTCTTTTTATCTATGTTGTAAAACTCAGCAACTGCGTTTGCAGATTCCCATATTTTTACTACTTCATTATTTTCACCGATTTGGTATATTTTGACATATACACGATTGTTAGATTTTGCTCTTCTTTTTATGTTAGAGAAATCCTTAACCAATAAATCTACATTATAACCAAATCTTTTATCTGTAGTGTTGTAGTAATCAATCCAATACAACTCTCTTTTTGCAAGCTCTACCAAATCACACTTCTCTATAATGTCAAAAGTGAAGTTTTCAATTCCATACTTATTTACAGAACTTTGTAAGTGTTGATTTATATGCTTCCCCTGTTTGAGATTCTTTCTATGTTCACCCCACCTTCTATCAATGTTGTTTGTTAACCCCACATACATTTTCCCATTAAGTTTGTTTTCAATTTTGTAGATTCCTGAATTTTTCATGATTTGTATTGTTTAAATTTTGAATACAAATATAAGAAATTTTTCGTTAGAATGCAAATAAAAGATGTAAGTAACTGATAGTCAGACAGTTAACTAAGCCCCTCTCTGACTTTTATCGCTCCTATATCCCCAATGTTTATGGAGCACTCATCTTTTCACATGTATCCTCTCGATTCTTAGGTAAATCGAATCTTGGATATGTCTGATATTAACACTGTTGTTGCTAACGCACCTAAATCGGAAACATTTGTTGGTGAGCTTCTATCTGCTGAAG